GTGCAAGGTACTACTTGCCTGACAATTCTACTCCCTTCAGGACGAAAACTCTATTATGTTGATCCTGCTATTGGTGAGAATCGCTGGGGCAATCCCTCTATCTCCTATATGGGTATGGATCAGACCACTAAGAAGTGGAAACGCATTGAAACCTACGGCGGTAAGCTGGTGGAGAACTGCGTTCAGGCTATAGCCCGTGATTGTCTGGCTCAGGCTATAGACCATTTGGAAGAAGCAGGCTATCCTGTGGTATTCCACGTGCATGATGAGGTGGTTATTGATATAGCCCCTTATGCAGACAATGAAACAATGCTTAAATCCGTTGTGGAGATTATGGCACAGCCTATCCCGTGGGCGCAGGGCTTACCGCTTGGTGCTGAAGGCTGGGTAGGTACATTTTTCAAAAAAGATTAAATGGAGGCAATCTTATTATGAAAACGAATTATATAAACCTTTTGAAGCTGACGCTCATTATCGCAGCTATGGTAGCTATCGCAGTAACCGTAATCGGCATACTTGCTACACCGGTGGTGTTGGCAATTCACTTTTCGTGGTACTGGCTTTTCCTGTACTTGGGTTATCTGTTGGTAGCTCTTTATATCGTGGTTTGCATTGACGCTAAGGTAGGAGGTACACGCAAATGAGAATCGTATCATCCGGCTTTGAAATCCTCACTCCTGTTGATAGTGAGGCAATCCTGAAGCACATTGAGCTTTGCGGACGTACCTGTTACAAGTCTGAAAAGAAAATCACGGATGAGTCCTGCCGTACCTTCGTGCAGAGCATCATCAAGAGAGGACATGAAGCTGTCCTTGAGCATTTCAATATCACAGTAAAGTTTATCTGTGATCGTGGTGTATCTCACGAAATCGTGAGGCACAGACTGGCTTCCTACTGTCAGGAGAGTACACGCTACTGCAACTACTCCAAAGACGATTTTAGCGGTGAGATCACCGTTGTAGAGCCTTTTTACCTCCAGCCTGACACTCTTGCCTACAACAAATGGAAAGAGGCGTGTGAGGCTACTGAGGCGGCTTATTTCAGCCTTTTGGATTGGGGCTGTACTCCGCAGGAAGCAAGAGCTGTTTTGCCTAACAGCCTCAAGACAGAGGTTGTGATGACCGCTAACCTCAGAGAGTGGCGTCATTTCTTCAAGCTACGTTGCGCGCCGGCTGCTCACCCTCAGATGAGAGAGGTAGCTACACCGCTGCTCCGCGCCCTGCAAAAAAAACTGCCTATTGTGTTTGACGGCATTTTGGAGGGGTAAGGTATGGCAATAGAAAAGGATGGTGGCTTTTATACGCCTGTATGCGATAACTGCTATGCAGAGCTATGTGAACAGTACACCTTTGAAGATGCCGTGGAGCATTTACGATCCTGTGGCTGGGCCACGGTTAAAGATGAACACGGAGAATGGAAAAACTACTGTCCTAAGTGCGAGCATGAACTGTTAAAAAGCCTCTATCCTTCGGCAGCAAATGATTTTGAAGGAGTGGTTTAGTATGGTTTTTAATAGATCAAAGCCCATAAGACTTATAGAGCTTTTTGCCGGCATAGGCAGTCAAGCAAAAGCGCTAAGTAATTTGGGCCTGCCTTTTGAACACTGGAGAGTATGTGAATTTAATGAGGATGCCGTTAAGTCCTATAACGCCGTCCACCACACGAACTTTTCTCCTTCTGATATTACAAAACTAAGAGCAAGCGATTTAGGTATATACGATACTGCACACTACAATTACCTACTCACTTATTCATTTCCCTGTCAGGACCTATCAAACGCCGGCAAGGGTAAAGGTATGGAAAAAGGAAGTGGTACAAGAAGTGGTCTACTGTGGGAGGTAGAACGCTTATTGAATGAGTGTAAGGAATTACCTCAAATTCTGCTTATGGAAAACGTGCCACAAGTACACGGTGAAAAGAACAAAGCGCACTTTGATAAATGGCTTGAGTTTTTGAACAGCAAGGGGTACACAAATTTTTGGAAAGACCTAAACTCCAAAGATTATGGAATACCACAGAACAGAAAACGCTGCATAATGGTATCTGTGTTGGGCTTGCAAGCTTACACGTTTCCTGCAGCTATTCCGTTGCTAAAAACAATGGGCGATCTGTTAGATGATGAAGTGCCGGAGCATTACTACCTAACGGAGAAAAAAAATGTATAAGATCGCTAATTGGAAATCGCAGCAAAATCCCCTTGAACGTGTAAACGGCCACAATTCTATATCTCCCACACTTACCGCCCGTGGTGCTGGTGAATACCACAGCGGAATGGTTTTAGTATCTCCTCATTTGGATAGGACCGAAAATTTAAGAGGTAGCATTTTGCAAAGAGAAGTTTGCAGCAAAGCTGTTGACCTGACAAAACCTTTTGAAATGATCGACTACACCTACTCAAATGCAAGACTAAAAGAGATGCAAGGGGGGGCTTGAAAGTGAAAAACAAAACTGACACCTCTATAAGCTGTACCCTTACAACCCATTTAGATAATTTTGCTGTGCGTTTGCCCGGTGATATGTTTCGTGTTATCACTCCGCTTGAAAGTTGGCGCTTAATGGGCTTCGATGACGAGGACTTTCACCGTGCGGCAAGAGTTTGTGATGATAAACAATTATATCAGCAAGCTGGTAACTCTATCGTTGTCAACGTGCTAATGGCCGTACTCGCTGAGTTGTTTTTGCCGGAAGAAGCCCACTCACAATGGTTAATTGACCTACTAAACAAAGAAGGAGAATGAAAATGTTTGAAAAAGTAAACCCGGCTCACCCAGATAAAATTGCAGATAGGATTGCAGGGGCTATTGTAGACCTTGCTTACACCGTGGAAGAAAACCCTAAGATTGCTATTGAGGTTATGATCGGCCACGGGATTTGTTATATCATAGCCGAATCCTCGGTTAATATCGACACCATAAAAGTTTGTCAGGCTGTACATAGAATTACCAACTCAAGTGAAATGGTGGTTAATTTCAGGTGTGTGAAACAGGACGTCCACCTTGCTAATAATCAGGCAATGGAAGTACGCTGTGGTGATAACGGCATTTTCAAAGGTGTGCCTCTTACGGATGAGCAGAAAGCTCTATCCTTTATTGCAAGGGACTTGTATAGTGTCTATCCTTTTGACGGCAAGTATATCCTTGACGAAAGTACAGACCGCTTTATTATTTGCCAAAGCAATGCTGACACAGAAGCCTTGAGAGAACACGCACCCAGAGCCGTTATCAATCCTCTTGGGTATTGGACCGGCGGCCCTGATGTGGATACCGGCGCAACCAATAGAAAACTTGGCTCTGATATGGCAGATAGTGTAACGGGCGGAGGGCTACACGGAAAAGACCTTTCAAAAGCAGACGTGTCCGTAAATATTTATGCCTTCCTAAAGGCTCAGGAAACAGGAGAAACCATTTCTTTGTGCTGTGCTATTGGTGATACCACTGTTGATAACAAAAAGTATTCTGAGATTGTAGAAACCGCAAGAGCTTATATCAAGTCCGTAGGTGGATTTGAGAAGTTTGCGGAATGGGGGCTTGTATGAAAATCTTTTTACAGGTAGTCCTGATTGCCTTAGGCGTTATCTTCAGCCTCGGTATTGTAGGCAGCAAGGACAGCAAAGAGAGATACTGTTTTCTCGCAGCAGTGGCGGTGCTGTTTGTTTTGGCACTGCTTAGCTTTATTCTGATTTAGGAGGTGCTGAGGATGAATAGAGCTGAGGTGCTTGCCGCCGCTGAAAAATGCGTTTGCGGTAAACGTCAGGAGGACTACGGTACTCCTGAGGATAACTTTACCACCATAGGCCTTTTGTGGAGCGTTTACCTTCGTGCAGCTCACCCTGAGCTTGCACAGGTGCTACCCATTAACGGCGTTGAAGCAAAAGACGTTGCAGTTATGATGTCTTTGCTGAAGGTTGCAAGAATAGCTACAGGATCAAGCCCTGATAGTTTTGTTGACCTTGCCGGATATGCGGCGTGTGCCGGTGAGATTGCTACACAGGCAGACGAACAAAAAAAACGCCCTGCAAATAATACCTGTGTTGTTTGCGGTGATGTTATTCCTGAGGGCCGGCAATACTGCCCTTCACACGATACCAATAAGTGCAAATAATCTAACGAACAGGAGTAAATCACTATGGGCGATATGAAAGAAATGTTTGAGGGGTACAAAGAGCTGCACCGTCAGCGTGTGGCTAAGAATCCTGACCGCATAGCTTACGCCGTAAAACAGCTTGAGCAGCACGGGATTGAGTACACCCTTAAAAACGAAGCTACCGGGCATTTTCACTGCCACCGTAAGACAGACGATAAGCTGATACAGTTTTGGGCTGGTACGGGTAAGATTATGGGCTATACGAATTTGCGCGGTATTCACAACCTGATAAGGTTGTGTGAAGGTGAAAACCTTAAAGACCTGATCCAAATTAAGTAAAGGAGGTAATTGACGTGGTGCAAAAGAAACGCTACTACTCTATAAGTTTTTCAGGCGGAAAAGATAGTACAGCTCTCTTGCTTGAGTGGCTGAAAAGGCACATTTGCGACCACGTCAATTATCCTCTGGACGAAGTGCTATACTGCGACACGTGGAAGGAATTTCCGTCTATGGTAAAGCACATAGCAGAGATAGAAAAGCTGGTATTGTCAGCAGGTGTAAAGTTTACCCGTGTTCAAAGTGAGAAGTCCTTTGACTATTATCTGTATGAGCATAAAATTAACAAACGCACCAAAAAGCATATCTACAAAGACGTTGACCTTGTAGGCTACGGCTGGGCTGGTAGCCGTTCTCGGTGGTGTACAAGCAAGCTAAAGCAGGATGTTATTGCCCGCCACTATAAAGCTCTGGAGCAAGAGTATGAGGTTATACACCTCATAGGAATAGCAGCAGATGAACAGTACCGGCTTGAAAGACCGGGAAATCAGCGCTCAGACCACTTACACCCTCTTGTAGAGTGGGGTTGGACCGAAGCAGACTGCTTAGCTTACTGCTACCGCTTTGGGTACGATTGGGACGGCCTCTACACTGTGTTTGACCGTGTAAGCTGCTGGTGCTGTCCTTTGCAACCGCTTGAGGATCTGCGTAAGTTGAGAAAACATTTCCCCGAACTGTGGCAAGAACTTAGGGAAATGGATAAAAAGACTTGGAGAGTTTTCAGTGGTTACAGGACCGTTGAGGATTTGGAAAAGCGTTTTACTCTTGAGGAGCTTTACATAGCTAACGGAAAATCCATACGCAGTAGAGAGTTTTTCAATGAGTATAACAGAATTGCCCCCCCCTGCCGCCTGAGAGTGGAGTAATGAAATTAGAAGTATCACAAGGAGGCTGATACCTATGTCAGAGAAAGACTGGACGGGAAACAGCCGAACAACACACGCAATACTCGGTGCAAGGAATTACGCACAGAATGAGCGTGAGGTAAATGACTACTACGCCACAGAGCCTAAAGCAGCTCAGTTGCTTATGGAGGTTGAAACCTTTTCTCCCATGATATGGGAGTGTGCCTGCGGTGAAGGACACCTCGCAAAAGAGTTTGCAAAAGCTGGTTATCAGGTTTATGCAACGGACCTTATCGACAGAGGATATGGCTACCAATTAGACTTTTTGACTACTGCCGCCCCCCCCCGTTGCTGGTTTTGATATAATCACAAATCCGCCCTATGCAAAGGCGCAGGAGTTTGTGGAACACGCACTTGATATATCGGCGGACGGTTGTAAGGTTGCTATGTTTCTCAAGATACAGTTTTTAGAGGGCAAAGCCCGAAGAGAACTGTTTAAGAAATACCCTCCAAAAACAGTGTATGTAAGCTCAAGCAGGCTTAGGTGCGCTATGAATGGAGATTTTGAAAAATACGCAAAGTCTACCGCAGTTTGTTACTGCTGGTATGTATGGCAAAAAGGCTACACGGGAGATACCGTGATTAAGTGGATAAATTAGGAGGTTTATTATGATTCCCGTAAAAACAGATCACACGAATATCAATCTCACCAAAGAAGGCTGCAAGGATTTACCCGGCACTACCTACAGTTATGAGGACGGCGGCACCGGCATTGAAACCTGCTGGGAGCTGACGCCTGAAGATATTAAGAGGCTGGCTGAAATGGACCGCCCCTGCATCTTTGTTTACACGCGCGGTAACACCATTCCGCCTATTCTGCTCACTACTGAGTGCCTGTTGCAGTTTGACGATAACACGGCTGCTGAAGATCCTGAGCAGGAGGACACCAACAATGAAAATACCGAAGAGTCTTAAAATTGGTGGTAAGGTCTACTCCGTAGAGATCACAGACAAGCTCACGCTTGGCAGTGCTAACTACTCCGGCGAAATCCTGTACAGCGATCTCATTATCAGGATTTGCCCGTCAGCTAAAGCAAAAATGGAGGCTGACTTTGTACACGAAATGATACACGGCATTTTCTCTCATCTTGGCTACAGTGAGCAGGACGAAAAGAAGGTAGATGAGCTTGCAGAAGCCCTCTACGCCGTGTTTGTGGATAATCCCGAAATGTTCAAAGAGGAGGCAACAAAAGATGAATCGTAGCGTTTACCAAAGAGGCGTTAAAGGCAAAAAGTACGGCATCTGGAATGTGTCAGCTAAGTGTTTTCAGTTTGGCATTTGTGAGGACACTCCTATGC